TCAGCATCAGACTCATGTAACCCTTCTAGTAATTGAACGAACATACTTTCACGTTTATTCTGTGTCAAATCTGCATTACCACCTTCTAGATAATGAAACAACTTTCGTGCTTCAGCATGAAGGTTAGTATGTTCTGTACCTTCTGGAGCATCGTTCTTTTCATAAGGAACTTCACCGTCTGGAAGAGCCCATTTGATTTCAGGGTCAAAAGATGATTTGATTACCATGCGTAATGCATCAGAGTCATAATGCTTTAGAAAAGAAACCTTTTCTTTTTTTGTTTTAATCTTAGAAACTTTATCCAAGATTTCAGATATTAGTAAGTCCATGTCAAAATTCTCCTATGGATTCTATGAGATTCTTTAATCTCTTCTTTGTAAAATAATTTAGTAGTTTGCTACGATCACCTTCTGGAGATTCTTGATATGCTTTCAAACAAGACATAAAAATTTCTTCTGGTGCTTTAGATAAATCTATCAACTGTTGATTTCTTTGAAAATTACGTTTCACTTCACCATCTGGTATGGCCATCTCTACAGGCATTAGAATCTCACCTGTCCATTCTGCAATCTTCTTTTTACTCAAAGGTTTTTGTCGTAGTCCATCAACAAATGTATTGTCTGGTGATAGCACATTTGGAACTCCATCACTTGTATCACCTTTAAGAATGTGTTCATCTAAGTATTGATATGGATCATGGCCGTTAATCATTTTCTTCGTGATAGGACTGTATTGTGATACATTGGTAAATCTGTGTAACTGAATAAAGTCTTTGTCTCCAGAAAGAATTAATGTCTTTCCATTGTCGTATTCAAGTTCAAGACACAATGTAGCAATTACATCGTCTGCCTCTGCACCATATACTTCAACACATTTGTAAGGAAAATAGTCTTTTAGTTCCTGTTTAATCTCATTAAGACAACCAAATATTGCATCCCAATCTAGATTAGAACTTTCCCTACTCTTCTTACGACCAGCCTTATAGTTTGGAAAGTGGTCACGCCTCCAGTAGTGACGAGAATCAAAACAGAGAATTAACTCTCCATATTCTTCTTTAAATTTACTACGATACATTCTTAGAGAATTGAGTATCATGTGACGCACCATCGCCTCATCTGGTTTGGTGGTCTTATTCATATTCAGATGCATCATCATACTGGCTAATGATATCTGACTTATATCAACTAAAATCATGCTGGGTCTTTCTCTGGTTCACTTTCTTGTAAATGTTCAATTACTCTTGCAATTGAATCATAATCTATATAAAATTCTCTAGTATTATCTATAAGCACATTACTACCTGTTAATAGACGAATTATATCTTGAAATGGATGATGTACTTCTACATTTGCATAAGTTACAGATTTTAACATCTCAGATAAAAACATCATGTATGCAATATTTTCATCGTCAGGGTCTTCTGGAGCCATACCATTTTCAACTAAATTTTGTAAAACAGCAACCATACAATCACTTGCAATAGAGTCACACTCTGCAAGCAGTTGTGCTTTTTCTAACTCTTTTTCAGTTTTATCAATCTTTTTCCAAGGGCCTTTAATAACATCTGCTGTCATTTTTTACTCTTTCTTTTTTTCTTTTTTGGTGCCTCTTCAATGATACCATGATCTTCATTATACATCTCTTGTGTATATTTACACCCCATATCTGGATAAAACACACCTACATCTCTTTTAGGATTGCCCTTATCATCATACGCAAGTGCTACACATCTCCTAGTAGTTTTTTGTTCCATGTACTCACCATAGAAACTATCTACATAATCACCATCTCGTAGATATTTAACAAGATTACGAACATAACCTTCGTGAGTAGATTGTTTTGCATATGCACCTTTAACACCTTGCTTGTCAGCTCTACGTTCTGCTGCAGCAAGTTCTTTTTGTGTCTTGATCCACTTTCTAACTTTCTTTGGATGAGCACGATGGTCTTCTGGAAGATTGCGTAAACTCTCGTGAATATTTGATTGACCATAATCTGGATTTTTTGCAGCACGAGCCTCTCTTGCTTTTTCAAGACGAGCAGCTGCAGCTTGTTTCTGCTCTTCAGTCATGGGTTTACGTGGTTTACGAACCTTTTTTCTTTTAGGTTCTACCCATCCACTGTTATCAGTAGTCGCTTCAATCTTCTTTTTCTTAACCATTATATTACCTTCATCATCCAGTTTACGATACCATTTAGAAAAATTGCAACTGCAACTGCATTTACAATTATAAGAGCTCTATCGTTCCATATGATAGAAACCCACAACCAACCAGCAACACCTACAGTTTGTAGAAACATATTCCAAGGATAAAGATCATTAGTTGTTGCGATCATTGCAAAGATTAGAACAATAGAAGATGCCCACTTTAACCACCAACTAAGAGGATGATGCTCTCTGTTTGGTGTTGAAGTAGCCGAATAATTTTGATGTTCTTCCAATTCCATTTGTTCCTTCTATAGATAATTAATATTTACGTTCAGCCTTCTCTTCACATCAGTAGTAGAAGTGCTATGGTGAGGTTGAGTAGGATCAAAAAACAATATCCTATTAGCAACACTATCAAACTTTTCATCTCCAATAACGGTTCCCCCATCGCAAGTATTTAATGAAAATAAAGCACCCATGTGTTCTTGTTTCATATCCACATGATCTGGATGATGAACTATCTCTGGAGTTCTACCATAAAGATTTATTTTGGCCCTCATAAGAAGTTTAAAGTCTGGTAGTTTCTCAAAGAGAGGTTCAAACAAATGATAATAACCACTCTTTTCAGGCGGTTTTGGTAATGTACCATCCTTCGGCATCTCTGCAAGTCCCATGTATAACATATGTATAAAATACATATCGGTTTCTTCTTCAGAACCATCAGCAACACTATAACTGTAGTGCCAGTCAATATCTGGGCCACTAACAGCATGAGCGATATTCATAAATTCTTTTTCATTTAAGAAATTATCAACTGTATATGGTTTCATTAGTATCCTAATTCCTCATATCTTTTTTCAAGGGACTTTTTAGTTCTACGAATTGCAGCCGCCTTAGACTTTCGTTTCTTTTCACCCCTCGTCATGTAGTATTCTCTTTCACGTAATTCGTTAAAAAAACCTTCTTGTTGTAGTTTGTTTTTCAAAACTCGCATAGCCTTATCGACATTATTATTACGAACTGTTACTTTCATCTTCTCTTTCCTGTTGTTGGATCACTCTGTTCAGTTTTTGACAACACCTGTAATCCACCTTTGTTATATGCTTGACCTATAACATATTTACTAGATATATCTAGTTTGTAACTTTTGTCCTCTTTTGTACAGGGAGTCCAATGAGATACATCTGGTTTTTGGTGGAGTCGGGCGGAATCGAACCGCCGACCTTCTGGTTGCAAACCAGACGCTCTCCCTACTGAGCTACGACCCCCATTGGATTTACCGACACCCATACGTTTGAGATACTTTGCGTGTTCTTGTTCTGCAACAAGTAACGACTTAGATTTCTTCTGTTTCTTACGTTTACGACTGCTCGTAGTTGTGTAATAAACAGGTAATAAATGCATACCACTCATATTATTATATTACTATATCCAATAAGATTTGTCAAGTGTTTTCTTAATTTAATACAGAGGATTTAAAATCAAATGATTTATTAGAATCATATGGTTCTAGTAATACATTTATATAGTCAATAGCCTCATCTAAGTCCCAAAACAAAGCACCAGACATATCCATAAGAGGATGGTCTTGCACATGAATGTCATCAGATACAATCACTACTGGTTTCTGTAAACTGTATCCCCATGCAATCTCAAATGTCGTACCATAAGAAGCTCTTCTAGCATTAATTTCTTTAGGAAGATATGCAAGAATTAAATCACAAGATGTTGTATCCATGTAATTCTTCATCATAATTCTTTTTCGTGCTTCTGGATCATCAGAATGTGTCTCTGCACGATAGGGATTAACACCTACAAGATTTTCATTAAATCCTAGATAACACTTTTGTCTCCACTGATTGATTTCATGGTTATTACAACCTTCAATCGGGCCCGCAAGATACACATATTTTTTCATTCATAAACTTCTTTCAATACCCATTCATTATTTTCAAGACAAGCAGTTCCCTTGATATTTCTTAATGTTGTTCCTACGGTGATTTTAGATACAAACTCTCTACAATTTCCATTCGTTGCAACTGGGCCTTGTGTTATACTAAGACCCTTTTCTGGTTTTTTCCATGTAGACATTTCACCATTTTTATTATAAGTAAGAGTTTGTCGTAATAACATTGTAGCATATAATCTATCTACCTTATCAAAGTGAGCTCCAACTTCATGACCAACTGCCAGACCAACAACAGCACCAGCTGCACTTGTTAATGGACTGCCTCTACCTAGATATGCACCTGCCACAGCACCACCAACAGCACCTATTTTTGCTTTAGTAATAGATTGTTCTGGAGCCCAAACACCTCGGCCTGGAATATAGTAATCTTTCGATGTACATCCTGTTATTGGACTACATCCAAGGTTGGGGTTGATACCAGACGGCATCAAACACCCACTTAGAGAGAAAGCAAGAATACTACTGAGTAAGAGGTTTTTCATCGACTGGCACCATTGGTTTTGCAACTAACTTTTCTATGTTTGCCATCGACTGTGCTTCATCTTTCTTTTCGGATTTGTAGACCTCTGCTTCAAGTTCTTTCCAAGCTTTGTTGGAACGTAAACGAGAGTAAACTAGACGGTCTTTACGCATACGATTGAAAATGATCTTTGCAGCTTCTTTATCAGAGTACTCTAAAAGAACAAATGCACGATACTGTGTGCCTGATGGAAATACGTCTACTTTCGTAGGATTGTAACCAGAGACATCAACATTTGCAATAACATTCTTTGAGACTTTTTCAATCTCTGTCATCACAGATGCATCAACATCAGTTGAACCAATCTTTGCCATCCAAGATTTAGTCAAGGATTTAAGTTTACCGTTAATACGATCTGCAAGAACAACCTTTGCGTTCATAGTTGCAATATCAACTGCAAACTGTAAATCAGGTGCAACAGCAGAACCTACAGTAAAGATAGAACCCTTCTTTTCAGGCATCTCATTGTACCAACTTGGAACAATCGAAACTGCTGATTTAACCTTTGCAGTTTTGTAAATTACCTCTGGTGTTTCTGCCATCGGTTTTGGTTCTTGACTTGCACAAGCATTAAGAACCAGAGCAAGTGTAGATACACTCGCCATCAATTTGGTGTTCATTATCTAATCTCCTTCAATGTTTCCACCACACTGTCTCTAGCACCACCTGGCTCTAGAAACTTATATTTGACTATAGGTACGACACTTGGATAATACGCACAAATGACAAGACCTACAATCATTCCCATAATAAATTTAAACATTATTCAGACTCTTCTTCTTTCACTCTCTCAAGAGAAGAAACTGGAATCCATTTTTCAACTGGACTTAAAAAATCAGCCATTGCTTGACGTTTTGTATTAATGTCTGTTTTAAACCCACTCATAGTATTACCACAGGCAGATACACCTAGAGCAAAAACCATAATCATAATATATTTCATTTTTCACAACTTTCCGTAAATTTAACTTTACCAATACTGGTATTCATGTATATCACTT